TTAAAGCGACCAAACTTTAAAGTGCTGGCACTAGCAGTACCATTAGTTTGATAAAGAGACTGACCCCATGAGCCATTATGAGCACGTACGTTAATATTGTCGGTACCATCATTAAGAATAATAGCAGTACCATTACCAAGAACTGGTGCAGAAGTACCCAAAGGTAACGACACAGGGTCGCCCTTTTGAGGCCATGGAAGAGCAGAAGTAAAATAGTCGTGACGTTTGCCTCGACGTAAAAGTGTGAAATCGGAATAAGTATCAGGACCGTCGTCCGTTGGTACCGGGACAGAATCTTGCAAATTCTGATCACGGAACCATTGATTCCATATCAAGTTATAAGCGCGTAAATGTAAAGCGCTATGATCAATTGTGGCAGCAGCACCAATTTGATTAACAGTAGGCAGGCCCATATAGTCCTGCAGGGAATTAGTTAAATATCCGCCAACAGGTGAAGTTGATTGCGGAATGAGATAGTCGATTGAATCGCCTGGATTATTTTGTTCCCCCATAAATTTTTGCCAATTTTCCCAAATTAGGCGGTTAGGAACAAAGAAAAAGAAGGAGTCAAGATGCAAATTGTCCATCACTGGAAACAGTGGTGTAGACAAACGCGCAAATGCGGTCATCTTAAGATTGAATGTGTCGCCTGGAAGTACTTCGTCTACATATACGGGTACAAGATAGCCAGCGTCAAATGTTGTTTTGTGTGAAGTTTCGATCGCGAAGCTAGATCGAGGAATATCGGCACGAGGCACCATTGCAAATTTATGGGTGCTTACCGATTTATTTTTGTGCATTACAGCCATGTTTTCTTCCTAAGAAAAAGCCCGGAACGTGCCGGGCTTGGTTGAGGTTATACCTGATCCGCGTGAATCAGGAGTTTCGGCTGATCGTGGCACACGATCTGAGCCGTATTGTCATCATACTCGCCTAACTCGTAGAGTGCAAAGTCTTTACGGTGTTTATGTAGTGGATTGTCATCATTTTCGCGATTTACTTCATCTGTAAATGCGCGGAGGGCTACGCCCTGAGACGGAACGAAATAAGGACGCCCGAAAGCGTCAGCTGCCGAATCACGGACAGAGCAGATAATAAGTTTCATTGTAAGTTCCTTTTAAGTTTTTGAATTTTGGCCATAAGTACAGTTTCCTTAACGGCCAGCCTTTCAGGTGAGGACTCATCTGAATGTTTCAAGGCATTAAGTATACGATTTTGTTTTATAGCTTCGAACTCATAAGGTTCTATCGCATCGTATTTTTTGTCGTAGTAACGAGGTGGTTTAATACGTCGTCCGTCACGAAGCCGGACGGAGTCAGACGGGTAAACGTCTTCATAGTATTTATCGAACCAATTTTGTCCAATTCCGGGTTTAAGTGACATTTTGTTAAATTCCGGTTTGACGTATACACGCTCGCCGGATTCAGGATCAGTTCCCCGGTAATAGATTTCTCTATAAGGTTCTCCGGTTTTTGGATTGATGTCTTGTACGCGTCCAGTAGCTTTTTGAGTGACATAGCGGGCCACATAAGCAGCGGATGTCTCCGTCGCGGTGCCGACGGAAGAGTGTCCAAAAGGCCAGAGGCTTTCCAAGTGTGGCGAACGATAGATGGTATCTCCGTTGTGGTTGACTTTGTGTGCATATTTATCCTTGAAGTCATAATTAAAGAGTATGGCGTGAAAATGGGGTCGTTTAAATTCGTCCCCATATTCTCCGCACATATAGAAGCGAATATTCGCATTTTGATTTGCTTTGCGTAAACGTTTCATGAACTTTTGGAAGTGTTCATAATGTAGATCACCATTTTTTGGTAGGTGTTCTGGCGCGTACGTAAGTGTAATAAAACAGTTTTTTTCGAATTGAGATGCCTCATGCATGCATCTGACCGCCCACATTCTGGATCGGTCTATTCGACAGCCCATGCATTGACCGCATGGGAGTTTCATTGGATCACCCTCGCCCGAGCGAGGATTGAATTTAATGTTTCCGTCTTCGGTTTTCACCGCAGACAGAGGGTAATAACAAGGCATATATCCTTTCAGCCCCTTTCGGGGCATGGATTTTTAATTAATTAGAAGCGGAATCCGCCACGCATAGGATTGCTACGCATGTTGGCCGCAGCCGTTGTTTTAATATTGTGTTTAAAGCGCTTTGCGCTTTTATGTTTGGAAACGCCATGGCGTGAAAGAGGTTTCATTTTTCAAATTTCCTTTAATTTTGTAGTTGAACCAAGTAAGTTGGTGTCACCTAGCACAGTAGACATCAAGTAGGTCTACTGTGCCCCGACTTCGTCGGGTCCCTTCGGGCTAGGTGACGGTGTGGGTTTGGGTGCTAATCCAAGTTCCCTCACGGTCTCTAGATTAGCAGGATTCGTGACAAAGTCAACGAATTGTCCAGGGTCGTTATCAAAACGAGCCCTGATATTTGAATTGAGACCTTCAAAGGTCTCATGAGCGCGACGAACCTTGTTCATCGCTGACTGATAGTCTGTGACTTCATAGAAGTCTTCTGGTAACGGTTGATAAGCGTTACCAATAGGCATTACGCCTTTTGTATATTGAGAGACGATGCGATTAATATTGCACTCGTCTTTGAATTGTTGTTGTGTTTTCGTTTGCGAAAACGTGTTAACAGATGATGCATTTGATGCTTCATCTGTATCGTAATTGTATGGAGAGCGTATAAACATTTAGTTTTACTTTCTTGTAAGTCCTCGAAGCAAGTCGAGTAATGGTTTAATTTGTTGCGTTTCACGACCTAAATTGCCGAGTTTTTCAGCGGCATCAAGGTCTAACGCAGTAAGTCCAGCTTCAAGAACTACTTTTGAAGCTTGTTCTTTAAGAAGATTTCGTTTAACTGGTTCAGTTAATGTGGTTTGTTCAAGCATTGCTGCTTGTTTTTTAAGATAGTCAATAGTCGCGTGTATGCGTTGATTTTCATCTTTTGTATTTTGGATTTGCGCAATGACATTGCGAGTTTCCTGATCGACTTTGCCGATCTGTTGTGATGAAAGGCCCGCTTGGGCCATTGTTTGACTAAGATTTGCTTCAGCTTGTGGATGTCCAAAGCGTTCCGCTACTTGCGCTTCTACGCGAGCTTTCGCTGCGTTAGCGCTATTAAGTTCAGTTTGAGCTTCAATATTTTTAATTTGTGCATTTTGAAGTGCAGCTTGTGTGAAATTGCTGCCTGGTGAAGCAGCTGTTGATGTGGGCTGTGATCCAGCCCCTGAAGATACTGAAAGCATAGGGTTAATACCCGCTTTTTTCATATCTTCTGTTTGTGTTTGATATCTGGTTGCATATTGTTGAGCAGAAAACGCCTGAGCGTCTTCTTGTCTATTTTTTGCAAATAAATTGTCAAGTATTGCAGCACCGAATGATTCGAATCCCATTTTTTTCCCTTCGGGGGGTTATCGAGTTCCCGAAGGAACTCGACAACCAAAAGTTTAGAAGTGGTCGATTAAGCCAGGTACTGAGTACAAAGGCATAGGTCTGGCAGTTCTTATCTGAAAGAAAGAATCAAAGATAAATTGTTTTCCGTTTGCCGATTCGCCAATAGCGACTACTCGGTCAACGGGAGGTCTATCTTCAATAAAAGTATCAGATAGTGTAGGCAGCGCAGTAAATTTTTGCGCTAAGTGCCAAGCGTCCAACGTAGTTGGCGCGGTAGACCGGAAATATCCGGTAATTTGTGATGGGTGATATCTATATTCAGCCCATCGTTCCTGGTAACCAAAGACTTGATCGTCTGTTGCAGTACCAGTTGCATAGATTTCTTTATTAAGAACCTCTTGTTCGCCCAAATGAGCGAATACAGGGAAATAGAAATCATAGCGAGTTTTGCGGTTCCACATTCTGCGGAGACCTTGTTGATAGTTTAAATCGGCGCGGATGGAAACCATACCGATAATAACGCCGTGTTCCGTAAAGCTTTGAGTAAAGCCGTGGTTCGACGCTAACGCTGTTCCGACCGCGGCAAGATTACCGAGTGGTGAAGTACCACCGGTAAGACCAGTACCGCTCGTTTGAGCGACTGGGTTAATGATAATAGGAGTTGAGCCTCCGCCCAAATATTCTGGTCGCTGGAGGCGTGCATCAGGAGAAATAACACCGAAGTGCGAACGAATGATTTCGGTATATCGGGTACCTCCGCGAGCATCGCGTTCGAGCAATCGTTGAACTTGGAAAGATTCACGTAAAGCATTGATAGTTGATGCAGTAGCATCAGAAAGGTCAGCATACAAACCTGTATCTTGACCATTATTAAAGCGACCAAACTTTAAAGTGCTGGCACTAGCAGTACCATTAGTTTGATAAAGAGACTGACCCCATGAGCCATTATGAGCACGTACGTTAATATTGTCGGTACCATCATTAAGAATAA